TTATTGGTGAAGGGCTTAGCGGGTATGGTGTTATCGATGGTGAATACCACGTGAAATAAAAATTTTTGTTTGGGAAGTAATTTAAAATTATCGTCTATGTATAATCTACTGGCGTGTTGAAAGTCCTTCATTCCTGGAAGACCATCACTGAATCCTTTTAAGAAATTATTAATGCTTGGCATACTCTATATTTATAGTCACAAAAAAAGCGCCATTACAGGCGCTTCTTTTGCTATAAACGAAATGTAAAATTATATACCGCCGCCTGTTGATAGAGAACCAATGGTTCTTGTTACCTTTGAGCCGATTCCTGTACCTTGCGGAGTTTGTACTGCGTTGTCGTATCTAATGCTAAGTGTGATAGTTACCGGATCGCTGGTGTTGTAAGCCAATGTGTTGTAGTTCACTGATTCAACATAAGAGCCATAAAGTTCCCAAGTTTCTAGTATGCCAGGTTTTGAAGAACCATTACCACCATCTAGCATTTCAATTCTAGATGAGAATTTGTAATCGATACCAGAAGCTGCAGAAGATTGTTCAAAGAAATCGAATTGTTTCTGGATCTGTTCTCCTACCAATTTAGAAACTGAATTGTTAACGTCATCTCTCAATGTTAATGTGATTGGTTCCCAAGTATGTTTACCAGCTGCATAAACTTTGGAGTTGTAAACATCCAGAGTGACAGTGTCAAAAGTTAAGTTTGGTCTTGTCACATCCATTACTTGTTTTGTGATTTCTGATCTTGGAGTGGACACACCAAAGTTCTCAAGGATCACCCTAAAACGATATTGAAGTTTTGGCATCAACAAACCTTGTGACGATGAACTTTGATCGTTTGCTAAAGGTACTGTAAATTTACTTAAAGTTGAAATTGCCATATTATACTCCTAGTTTCGCTATTTCGCCTGTGTTTTTAATTCTCAACGGTATGTAGATAAACTCTACTGATTTCACAGGTTCAATCGCTATGTCTACATATAGTTCGTTTCTGTCTATTCTAAGAGCAGTGTTGTTGGTTTCGTCACACACCACTAAGAAGTCATATAAGCCTCTCTGACCCACTAGTTCTAACAAGAATGATTCTATAGCTGATTTGATTTCATTCCTTGTTAAAGTATCGTTAGGTTCAAAGATAAACGGTTTAGCTATTTTGTCTAATTGTGTTCTTAGATAAACAGTCAATCTTGCAACGTTAATTCTATCTAGAGCTGAACTTCCTGAGGCTTTGGTTAAGTTACCAAAGTTAACAATACCAGTTCCTGAGAAGAATGTGATTGGATTGATTTTAGCAGTATGCATGCTGTCTCTCACTGATTCAGTCAATGACACTGTCTGAAATTCTCCTGTTTTGGAATCAATGTATCCTACACTAGTAGCATTGTCAACGATACCTCTTCTTGTACCAGCTGGTGCAAACCATGGCTCTGCCACGTTGTCATTATTAGCCAATACTCTCAAGATCATGTGACTTGGGGGCACCACGATAGTTTTTCCTGTGTTGTTTGTAGTTCTTCCCGATGGATAAAACACTCCCATGTATTCGCTGGAAGTAACCAAACCATCTTCACCGTTGTCTGCGGCCTTTGCAGAGTTGTTCGCCCAATTTGTGATTGCTGTTGCTGTGCTGTCCAATCTAAATGGAGTATCTCCAATAACAAAAGCTGTGTAGTTTCTGTCAGCATTTAGGTTCACCATTTCAGCGATCACTTCTGGGTATCCAGGACAAGCAATGATGTTGAAACCTCTTTGGTCTTCTCTGATTGCTTGGTTGGTGCTGATTTCTGATTTCAATTGCTGCACGATTACTTTTCTCACAGCTTTTCTACCAAATGTGCCTGAACCATCAGCATTGTTAGCATTTTTGGTCACCCATCGGTCTTGGTAATATGTGGCCACGCTCTCGTTGCTGTATCTTATGTTACCTTTGCCGCTAGATCCAGATCCTGGATATTTGGCAGTGGTAATATAATCGTCTTTGTATTCTTTTACGTTGTAGCCAGATCTTCTGGTGTTCCATAACAGCATACCTTTTGGAAATAGAGCTGGGTCCGGAGCATCTGGGTCTAAGAAGTTGTCAGTTAGAAGATCTTTGATACTGGCAGCATCGCCGGTTCCGCCCTCTGAATCTGAATCTGTTCTTGTTGAAGCTTTGTTCCATCTTGCATCAGCAAATAGGATACCGCTCTCTGTGGTTTGATCAGTTTTGTCAATCAACACAAAATCTGCACCATCGGTTAATGTGGTATCATATCTGTAAAGTTTTGGATAGTTTTCTAAATCACTCGAGTCGATCCATAGGTCACCGTTCACCAATGCAGTGCCGTCTGACTGTGTGGTAGGTTTGGTTGCTGTGATTTGAGGACCATTAGGATCAGAAGTTGTTAAACTTACTCCATTCAATGTTCCATTTCTATAACCAACCCATGTGGTGCCGTTGTGTATAAGGATGTCTGCGTCGTTATTAGTGTTGTACCATAAAGTACCATCTGCTGGTTCGTTGCTAGGAGCAGTTACTGAAGCTGTGTAGCTCAAACGTTTCCAGTTAGAAGCCATCACTGTGGCAGGGCCTGTGGAATCTTCTGTGGCACCTGCTGGCACGTCATACAAATTGTCTACCAATGTAGAAGAATTTGCAGTGTATGTTCCATAGCTGTGAGCAGCCGAAGTACCAAGTCCGGCATCAGCTAGAGCTGTGCCTGAATCCACGTCAAACATTCTAAATTCACCACCCTTGTTGTGTGTGATTCTTATGTAATCATCTGTGGTGATTTCTGCTACGATGTTCGTAAATCCAGCACCATTGATAGCGGCAACAAAATCTGTGTTCGCTGTGCCACCCAGTGTCACTGTTTCTGATTGCTCTTCTAGAGCAGCTTGACCCACTAGTGATTCAGCAATCTTGATTGAATGTCCTGCTGTGAAAGTCGCTCCTGCAGTTTTAGATGTGATAATAGTTTTTCCACCTTCATATCTGAATACTTGGAAATCTCCTAGATTATCTGTGGAGTCGAATGCACCAAGTATTGATTGCTCAGTCACGTTGTACTGGGTGTAAAGTGTTCCTGCTGTGATTCCGCTACCGCCATTCACAGGATCTATACCATAGATCGCTGCATGGTTGTTGGCATAGAAAGGAGCATCAACTACTGAAAATGATTTGGCGCTAGAATTATATATTTTTACAGAAATGTCAGCACCAGCATTTGGTGTTGTGGTTTTGAACCACACAGAACCTGTTGGTCTATTTTCTTCTGCAGTTTTCCACAATGGTCTATTGATGTGAGAAGCTTGTAAAAATTTTGCATTTGCACCGATAGCAGTTTTCCATGCCGCACTGCCCACTTGCACCCAAGTGTTAGAACTTGTTTTGAGATAAATTTTATTTGTGACATGAGTGGTATTGATAGCATAAGAACCAAGAGTGCCAATCGATGTTAATGGAGCGCCTGTAGACACACCACCCACTAGATCATCTACCGATGTGATATAGATAGGAGTGATTGTGGTGAATGTCTGATCTGTTGCTGACCATTCAAAAATACCCGGCACTGTGGAATTTATATCTAACCAGTAAGTACCGTTGGTCGGTTCTGCTGCAGGAGCAGTTGCTGAGCTCACTAGTTGACCTAGATCAACATTGGCTCTCAGTACGAATGCCCTGCCGGCGATACCTAAGAATGAGTATGCTGCTTGTAAACCATATTCATTTAACTCATAACCATTCAATGAATTGTTTCCTGAATCTGTATAGAATTTTGGATCTCCAAAAGTCTCAGTTAATTCTCTCTGCGAAGAGATCAAAAATACTGTGTTTGCATTGGCAGTTTTGGTGCCTGGTGCTACGGATGTACCTGCTCCGTTAGTTTTGTCCTGAGCAGTTGCTACAATTATTAAAGGGGTAGAGCCCGCGTCTGATGGTACGTAGAAACTTTCGTTTATTATTGTGACTTCTACGCCTGGTGATGTTAATGCCATTCTTAGTTCTCCTTGCAAGTATAACTAGACTTATTTATTTTTCCGCACGGTTTTTTCGGCGTTATCTTGACATTTTTGGTGCCTATATAGGTTACGTAAATAACACTATGAAAAGACCCCTGTGTAAAACTTGTAGGAATAAACCCAGAGCCTATGGCTATCGCAAAGGAGCCAAAATCTATTGGCGCAGTCAATGTGATACCTGCATACGCAAGCAAAAGAACTTAAAAGTCAACGGTCCTGCTCGTTGGTTCCTGTCTGGATATCGTAAGAAAGCTCGCTGTGAATTATGCGGATTCAAATCAGTGAATGACCAGCAAATGGATGTGTTTCATGTTGATGGCAATAGAAATAACACAAGTGTATATAATTTAAAGACCATCTGTGCCAACTGTCAAAGATTAAAAAGCACCCAAGATTTAGGATGGTCTATTGGTGATTTAGAAGTAGATGATTAATCATATGATCCACCTGTATTTTCAAATCTACTAGGCTGCCAGAGTTGTCTATCTCATAATCAAATGTTTGTCCAATCCAATCCCACTCACTTTGATGCACTGTTTTTCCTTGCATTTCTTCCTTTGAGGGTATGGGTCCTCTTCTAACCAGCACGACCTTGCCCTTTAATGCTTTGATAGTTTTTATTTCGTTTACAAATCTTGTGTCGCTGAGCACTATTTTTCCTCCATTGTAGCGAGCAATAAATGAATCGATCCAAATACTGTCATGAAAATGCCCTCGCATGACTTCTGTACCCCAATATTGTAAAATGTAACGAGGCGTCACTGGTTTGTCAAGTTTGTCGCTCCAGTAAGGATCAATTCTTTCCCTCCACATGCGACTCTCTTGTGTGGCTCCTTCCAGCAATGCCCTATCCCAACCAAATATCACACTCACAGCATCTTTTAATGATTTCGCAAAACTGTCTCTCTCGAATCCGTGATTATTAACCAAGCATTCTGCCACAGTATCTTTACCAGATCCTATCAATCCTACCAATCCTATCAGCATGTAATTATATTACAGTTTTTTTATTCTTTTTGCAATCTCTTGTTTGACTTTTTTTACGGTCTTTAATATTTGCTCTCGCATTGCGGATTGGTCAGCCACGTGACTCATATTTTCCAATGCGGTAACTAGATCTTCTAGCTCTTGAAAGGATAGATCTCGAATTTTTTTAATGCCTGTGTTAGCCATAATCAGGTTTATTTAATCTGCAGTTTTAAAGAATTAAAAGATAATAAAAAGAATTAACCGATAATAAAACTGGTTGGATTGCTGCCATCCATGTTGAGAACAATTTCTTGATCCAATTTTTCCATCATGGCCATGCCGTCTTGTTTCAGAGCTTCACCATTGAGGGTGGTTCCTCCCTGTGGTCCATTGATGGTTCCAAATTTGCTTCTTGCTTCTCCCAGCATCACTTTGCTGACTGCCAACGTGTAATCTCTAAGCCATGGTTTTATGTAGATATCGTTCAACAACACTATGTCTGGTCTAAAATTGTCAGTGTGCAATATCACTCTCTCGGTGTCTATCCTAGGACGTTGTGTGATGGTCAAAGTCTTTGTTGAATTATCATAATGGAACTGTATAAAGGAACCAAACATCTTGCCCACCAATTCTTGATATGATGCAAAAGCAAAGTAAGTGGCCAATCCGCCCGTGGCACCCGCCCTCAAAAGATAGGTATTGGTGTAGGCCAGATTGAAAGGTTCGAATAGTGTTCCTCCCTGTCCGTCTCCTCGAGATCCCACTGTGGCTCTACCGATCTCTCTGACATTGATGATCTCGTTTGGTAAGATATATTTGTTTTGATTTTCTTTGAGATCCAAAAATGCATAGCTTTCTTCCACCGAGTTGTTAGATCTCTGTCTAAATCTGTTTATGGCTCTTTCCAGTGCAATTTGATAGTGTTTTGGGTCTAATTCTACCTCGATCATACCATCGCCCAGCATGGTTTTCACATAATCAAATACTTGTTGTTGTGCTGTTTGTAACTCTGACATATGGATATTTATGGCTAGATCCTTTTCCATAAATATGGTTAGTATGCCACGTTTATCAATATACAAGCCAGAAAAAGGCAACGATTATAAGTTTTTTGATCGCAATATAAATGAGATGTTCCAGGTAGGTGGAACCGACATTTTCCTGCACAAATATATAGGAATATACGATCAGGGAGAAGAAGGTACCAAGGATGGTGATGCCAGCCCCTCACAACCGCATTATACCGGTGACAGCTTGAATGATAGAACCATACAAGATCTGTTATTTTTAGAGAACAGAGACAGAAAATACGACAAAGACGTGTATGTTATCAGGGGCATCTATAATGTGCAAGACATAGATTTCAATCTCAGCCAATTCGGCATGTTCCTACAAAACGACACACTATTCTTAACAGTGCATCTCAATGATGTTGTGGATAGATTAGGAAGAAAACCCATGAGTGGAGATGTGGTGGAATTCCCTCATTTAAAAGATGATTACAGTTTGGATGCCAGCATACCCATTGCTCTAAAAAGATTTTATGTCATTGAAGATGTGAATAGATCTGCAGAGGGGTTTTCGCCTACGTATTGGCCACATCTATTGAGATTAAAATTAAAAACGCTGGTGGATAGCCAAGAATTCCGCGATATAATAGGAGATGCTACCACGGCTGGATCTCTTGCCAGCTACATGAGCACCTATAACAAAGAGAGAGAAATTAATGACGCAATCATTAATCAGGCAGAAGCGGATGCTCCCAAATCAGGATTCAATTACAAACAATTTTATGTTACACCCATCGACGAGCGGGGCAATATTAGGATAGATGGTGTAAATGACCAGGTACAGACCATATCCAGCGACAAGACCATTAATGCAGTTATTGATTCACCGGCCAGCAGCCATTATGGATTCTACTACAATGGAGACGGCA